GCCAGGGACTCGTAGAGGCGGGGGGGCAGAGGGGCCCCGCCCCCCCCGCCGGGGGGTGGGGGGGGGGGGCGGCCGCGGGGGGGGGGGGGGGGGGGGGAGCCCCCGCTCGGGCGGCCGGCCGCCTGGTCCGCATGACCCGACTCCGGCAGATCACGGCCGGCCACCTTCCGGACGACGAGGGGCAGGTGCGTGAGATCGGGCGGTCCAAGGCGAAGACCATCGCCTCCCTCATCCACGACACGCTGGAGGATGAGCAGCGCATCGTCGTCTTCGGGACCTTCACCCGCGAGCTCGCGGCGCTGGAGGAGGAGATCGCCGACAAGCGGACCACAGTCCTGAGGATCGACGGCTCCACGAAGCCGGAGGACCGCCTGGCCATGCGGCAGCGCTTCGGGTCAGACGACCCGGCCCGGCTCGTCATCGTTGCCCAGATCAAGACGCTGTCGGTCGCAGTGAACGAGCTGGTCACCGCGCGGAACGCGATCTTCGCCTCGTTGCCGTGGCAGCGGGACGACATCGTCCAGGCCCGTGACCGCCTCAACCGGCTCGGCCAGAAGAGCGCTACCACGTTCTGGTACGCGCTTGCACCGAACACTGTGGACGACTTAGTGTTCCAGGCCTACCAGGACCGCACGGACCTAGAGAAGGCCCTTATGAGTCACATCTACGCCGATAGGAAGTAGCAATCACCATGAGCCCCGCCCAGCGTCCCGAGGAGGACGTCATCACGGCTGAGAAGGCCACCTACTCCTCGCTCACCCTCCACCGCCGCTGCCCTCAGGCGTGGAAGTACCGCTACATCGACGGCCTGCGTCGCGCCCGGTCGGAGGTCACGCCGGCCCTCGACTTCGGGTCGTGGTTCCACGCCGTCCGCGCCCTGGACCGAATCGCGAAGGGCGTGGCCGAAGGCACCCTGAAGGCTCACCCTGAGGAGATTCAGACCACCGACACCGGCCCGACCTTCCCGTGGGACTCTTCCCCGTCGGACGTCATGGCCGCCGCCGTGGACTACTGGGGCCGGCTCGGTGAGGACGCCCGCGAGGTCTGGCTGGAGTGGCTCGGCCAGCCTCTCCCGCAGCGTCTATCCCACGTCTACGCCGAGTGGCGTGAGCGCTGGGCCGAGGAGTCGGAGAACGAGGCCATCCTAGCCGTCGAGCAGCGCTGGGAGCGCGAGGTGCCCGGCACCGGAGTCACCTTGTGGGGCTACGCGGACGAGGTCTACCAGGACCGCAAGCGCGGCATCGTCGTGGTGCGGGACTGCAAGACGTCCGGTACGCTCGGCCAGGTCACGAGCCTGGACGAGATGATGGACAGCCAGGTTCAGCTCTATGCGTGGGGACTGGCCCCGGACTGCACCGAGTGGGGAGTTCCCGCCCCGCGCGCCGTCGCCTTCGACCGAGTCCGGTCCAAGGCGCCGAAGACTCCCAGGATCACGAAGGCCGGCAAGCTCTCGGCCTCGGTCAAGGACTACGACTTGCGGACCTACCTCGAGTGGTGCGCCGAAGGCGTCCCCTTCGAAGGGATGAAGAAGGACGGCAGTGCGGCCGGGACCTACTCGGCCGAGGAGTCGGAGATCGAGCGTCTGACCTCTCCGCAAGTCGTCAGCCAGTGGTTCGCTCGGCACCTTACCCCGGTGAGCCCCTACCTCGTACGCTCCCACCTACAGGCAGCGGCCGACACCTGCTCGGACATCTCCCGGACGCGTGTCCGTGCCGACCGGCGGGGCGAGGCGCCGCGCAACTTCGGGAAGTCGGCGTGCCAGTTCTGTGAGTTCGCCGACCTGTGTCGAGCGCAGATGGTCGGCGGGCCGGGCGGGGAGTACGCGCCGGAGGAGTACGGCCTCCGCTACCGTGACCCGTCTCACAGCGGAAGGTAGCCCTCCGGGCTTGCAATGTCCGCCGTCATACACCTACAGTTAAGACACCACCCAAACAGCGGAAGGAAATTCAATGGCCAGTTTCGCCGGCGTCAACATTGTTGACGTGAACGAGGAGGCAGCCGACTACGGTCGGTGGCTGATCCTCGGAGCACAGGGTTCCGGCAAGCGCCTGCCCCTCGGGACCAAGGTTCTCACCCCATCAGGGTGGACCAGCATCGAGGACCTCGAGATCGGGTCCCAAGTGATCGGAGTAGACGGGGCCGCGTACCCCGTGTACGGGAAGTCCGAGATCGTCTCCCGTGAGACCTACCGAGTAGTTCTCTATGACGGAGGTACCGTCCTGGCAGACGGCGACCATCTGTGGGAGGTCGAGGCTAAGAGGACTACCCGGAAGGTAGTAAACACGGAGGAGCTTCGCCGCAAGCTTCTCTCCGGGGGGCCGGGATATGTCCTTCCTCGGATGGAGGCGGCACAGCACCCGGAGGCGAACCTACCGATCGACCCTTACCTCCTCGGAGGACTCTTGGCAGACGGATACCTTCACGGGCAGGCAATCTGCTGGACTAAGGGGGAGGAGGCCGTGGTATCTGGAATGCTTCCCCACCTGAAGGGCCTGGACTACGTCCGAGAGTTCCCGGGAGGGAAGAACACTCCGAGAATCAGGTTCCGCGGTAAGGCTTTGAAGGAGGCCCTGTCGCAGCTTGGCCTCCGAGTCCCCTCGGCAGGGAAGTTCATCCCAGAGATGTATCTCACGGCATCCGTTCAGCAGCGGCTTGACCTCCTAGCCGGGCTCTTTGATGGAGATGGCCGCCTGTCCGGTAAGGGGCAGCGCCTCTACCACTCCACATCCGAGAGGCTTGTCCGGGACGTGCAGCAGCTCTGCTGGTCCCTGGGCATTGGGGCCAACATTCATAAGCACAAGCAGGACGGGACCTGGGCACTTGGGCTCACCACCCCGCACAACCCTTTCAGGCACTGCCGCTTCGCGGCGCACGTGAAAACTACCAACTACAACGAGAAGCGCCGCGTCGTGGCTGTGGAGCCTGTAGGGGTCACCGAGGGTCTGTGCATCGCTGTAGACTCCCCCCGGAACCTCTACGTTACGGAGGACTACATCGTTACCCACAACTCGAGCCTCGCCTCCACGGTTGCCACGATGGGCAAGACGCTGTTCATCGACCTGCCGGGAGAGAAGGGAACTCAGTCCTTCAAGAACGCCCCCTACGCCGGGAACATCGACGTCGTCCGCCCCGAGAGCGTCACCGCTCTCGACGACATCTTCTGGAGCCTGGACAAGGGCGGGCACGGCTACAAGGCAGTCATCCTCGACAGCCTCACGGCCCTCCAGAAAATGACTATGCGCTACCTCACCGGGTTCTCTGAGACCGCGGTGCGTGAGATCAAGCAGGGCACAGCCCCCGCCGATCAGCGCACGTGGGGCCAGGCGCTCGACATCATGACCGACACGGCCGTGTTCTGGTACGGCCTCGCCGATGGCAACCGCAAGGAGCCGATGCACGTCGTCATGACGGCCCAGGTCAAGATGGTTGAGGACGAGATCAACGGCGGGGTGCGCCGCTCCCCGGACGTCCAGCGCGGGGCTCAGTCGATCATCCGCGCCACCCCGAACTACATCGTCTACGCCGACGTCGAGGAGGACCTCGACAACACCGGCCGAGACGACGGCCCCTCGCTGAAGCACATCGTCCGCTTCGGCACCGACCCGGAGTACGGGACCAAGGCCCGTATCCCATACAACCTTCGCGGGAAGGTCCCGTCCGTCCTGGGACGCGACCACCCCGTGACTCTGGAGAAGCTCTCGCGCTTCCTCGGAGTGGGCGGAGTCCCGGAGCGTAAGCCCGCCGCCAGCAAGTCGGCCAAGGCCGGCAACTGAACACCCAGTAACCAAACCACACAGGAGAAAATCTCATGGCCCTGACCTTCGACTTCACCAACTACAAGGACACCTCCACCGCCCACGTCCCCGCCGGCACCTACCACGCCGAGGTCTCGGACTTCGAGGAGACGACCTCCAAGGCTGGCAATGCGATGTTCGTCGTCTACCTGGAGATCACTGAGGGCGCCCACGCCGGTCAGCAGATCATCGACCGCCTCCCGCAGACGGAGAAGGCCATGTTCCGCAGCGCCGCCTTCCTTCAGGCCCTGGGCGTCAAGATCGCCAAGAAGAAGATCGCCCTGAACCCGAAGAGCCTGATCGGCCGCCCCGTGGACATCGTTGTGGAGGACGGCGAGCCCTACAACGGCCGAGTGAAGAGCGAGGTGCGCGAGTACCTCCGCGCTACCAAGCCGGCCAAGGTTGAGCCCGCCGACGATCCGATGGCGGACGAGATCGACGAGCCTGTCGAGGCCCCGGCCAAGCCCGCCCAGGACGAGGGCGTGGAGGACGCCGTCGAGCTCGACGTGGACGCTCTGGACATCGAAGACCTGGACCTCTGAGGTCCGAATCGTGAGACGGCCCCGCTACGGCGGGGGGGGGCCCCCGGGCAGACAGGGGGGCGAGGGGCACGACACGAGAGGAGG